CGCTACAACAGGTTGGACTTATAGGGAGAAATAGAATATGGCAAATTACGAAGCAACTAAATACGATTTTGACGGAGCTAACCTTACAGGTATTGAAGGTATTCCAACAGCAACAATTGTACCGTGGTCAGATTCTTCTATACCAAGTGGATTTTTAGAATGTAATGGCTCTGCAGTTTCAAGAACAACATATGCAGATTTATTTGCTATCGTTGGTACAACCTATGGATCGGGTAATGGTTCAACAACTTTCAATGTACCAGACTTACAAGATAATGTAGCGGTTTCAAAATCTAATAACAAAACTTTAGGTTCAACTGGTGGAGCAAATACTGTATCTTCAACTGGAAACGTTGGTGGATCTACGGCTAATGCGACTTTAACAACAGCACAACTGGCACAACACAGACACGACATTGAACTAAGAGACCCTGGGGGAAGTTACCCTCTTGGAATTTCTGCAGGATATCACACTGGTGGAATGCAATCACCAACTTTTTACGAAGGTTCATCAACAGGTCATGCTCACAACATGAGTGCGAATTTTACTGGTGATGCAACTTCAGTATTGCAACCTTATTTAACAGTAGTTTATATTATTAAAACTTAGGAGAAAAAATGGCAAGTAAAGGAAACTGGACAGTAGTATTTGATGACAAAGTCATCATTAAACAAACTGGTAATGATGTAGGACCTCAAATAATTAATGACGATACTTTTTGGAATCAATCTAAATTTTCAAACATTTGGGCAATTCAATATGGAGCATCTAATACTTCAGATGAAGTAGAATATAGAGATGACACTCCTCATTCATCATATGTTGATGCAAACTTAGGTGATTTTCAAACTTTTATAGATAAATGGGACGATGCTAAATTAGCAGAATTACAAGCTGCTTGGGATGCAGATCCAAGACCTGAATCTGAAAAAGGTGCAAGACCTACTTCTTACTCTTCATAATCAGTTATAAATAAAGTAGCTGTATATCTTCTTAAATTAGGTTGGTTATTTGCGTGAGCAGAATGTATCCAATCTGATGGAAATAAAATAGCTCTATTTTCTCTAAAACCAACATGAATATCTAATTCAAAATTATTTTCATCTCCGTAGTAAAAAACTGTTCCATTAGTATTAGCAGCTGGTCCTTTTAACATCATTAAAATATTTATTTTTGCACCAATTGTAGTATCTGTATGAGGTATAAATTTTTCTAAATTTCTTATGTCTACACCGCTATCTTCATGTGTTTCTTTAATTTTTATTTTAAATTTTTTTTCTGATTGATTAATGAACGTTTTTAATAAACCCGGATCATCTTTTAACATAAACCTCATTCCATAGTAATAATCTTTACTTTTTATTTTACCTTCATTTAAATATCTAGGTTCGTAATATAGTGAACCTGTAATATGATTTTTTACATTTTGAAATAAAATATCTTCAAAAAAATTATCTATAATTTTAATCATATTTTTATGTGGGTTTTAAAGTCATCCAAGAAGTTAGTATATATTTTTCACCTGATAAAGGTGGATTACCTCTATGTAAATAAGGAAATGCAGCAGGCCAAATAACTATTCTGCCAGTTTTAGGTTTTACTCTTTTTGAAAAATGTAAAAATTCAGTTTCCCCTCCTTCTTTCACATCGTTTAAATAGATTGTATATACAAAAGCTCTAGCTTCCATTTCAAAACCTTTGTTATGTTCTATATGCCAAACATGATATCCTTCGGTAGGTAATGTTTTCTGTAATTTTAAACTAGAAAAATGAAATTGAATACTATCATAAGCATCTTGTGCTCCTGTGTTTTTCACATAATGTTTCCAAGCTATTTCAAAATTTAAAATCATAGGTTTTAATTCACTCCACCAAATTTCTAAATTATTGCCATTTGCAAAAAATTGTTTATCTTTTTTTTGTAAAATAGAAGCATTTTCAAAATCCATTCTATTTAGTGTATGGTGAAATTTATTTTGTGTTTCAAAAAGTTTTATCGCTTTATTACATTCTTCTTTAGTAATGTAATTATCATATACTCCAATAAAATTATCTATGTTATTTTTTTTATTTATCATTTTTTATTTCATAAACATTTGCACAGAAATTCTTGGTATAACTGGGCTTAAAATAGGATTCACTTTGTGTTCAATAGGAGGTTTTACTATAACCAAAGAATTACCAACAACAGGTATAAACCCATGATTTTTATTGTAAGTAAACATAAACTCTCCTCCCCAATGTGAATTCCATTTGTGATTTATATAATAACTAGCTCCATATTTCCAGCCGCTGTCGAGATGCCAACTTATACCAGTTTCTTTTTTCATATAATGGATTGTACTTGTTATTTTTTCTACATCTTCTATTTTAAAATAAATATTATGTTTAATTAATGTTTTCAATATTTCAAATGGTTTATAGTTATCTATACCAATTCGTAAAGGAGGTATATTATTTCCTATTATGTTTTTATCCCATTTTCCTTCTACACTATGTAAATTTAATTTTTTCCTTTCTTTAAAAATTGCATTATGTATACTTTTATAAGTTTTATGATCTAAAAAATTATTTATCCACCACATTTTACCTGGTATTGAATACATTAACTTCATGATTTTAAAAAACAATTTATACAGTACCTAACACCTTTAGTTACAGGTTCAGTCCCATGTATCCAAATAGGTTCAGCTGGAAATATCATAGCATCACCTGTTTTAAAAGAATGTTTTATTTGACCATCAAAAAATCTAAATTCACCACCTTCATAGTCTTCATTTAAATTTAAAGTACAAGATGCTCTTGTGCTACTACCAACATCAGAATGATCTTTTATACTTGCTCCTTTTTTGTATTTTAAAATTCTAATATTATCTGTCTTACTTATAAGACAATCATTAAAATCTGGAGATATTTTTTTACTTTTTATATAAAGTACATAGTTTGTTATCATTATAGATATATACTTTTTTGCCTCTTCTAAAGCATATAATATATCTTCGTTAGGGTTTTCTATAATAGATAAATTTAAACAATCAAAATCATCTATTTCTTTTTTATTGGTTTTAAATTTGTAACTGTTTTCTAAATGTAATAACTCAGGATATTTTTCAAATATCTCTATAATTTTTTGACAAACTGTTTTTGGAACTAGTCCATTAATGATGTACTTTAAATCTGATATTTTATGATTGTAAGCCATTTTCCTTTAACTTCGTATATTCAAATTGATTCTTTTCGCTAATATTAAATATTAAACTATATCTTTCTCTATCTTCTTCATATGTATCAAAACCATGTAATATTTCAGGGGGAAAAATATAATAGTCTCCAGGTAAAGGAGTTATTTTTATGTTTAATTCAGGTAGTATTAAATCACATCCTTTTGTTAAATATAATATACCATGTAGACAAGAATGTGTGTGATATTTTAAACTTTCTCCTTTTTTAATTTGATTACCCCAAGCATTATGAATAGTCTTTCTTTGTAAAAAATGCTTAAATATATTAGAGTGTGTCGTTTGATATTTATTTATTAAATAAGTCATAAAGTTAACAAATTCGGGTTTATCTATAAAATAATTCCAATCAGTCATATTCCCTTTTACATTAGTAAAATTTTTCATTTTAGGATCTAAATTATTTTTTATTTGTAATATAAAATTATGTATTCGATCTGGATATGGGTAGTTTCCAAATATTATATTTACGGTTCTAGGGTATGTAATATTTAAACTACTTCTATCTTCATTTAATTTATTATTTTTATCTAATAAACTAATCATTTAATAGTTTTGATTTTTCTATTTGAGTTTCGTCTAAGGTTTTATCCTGTGTTTCTAATTTTTTTAAAGTAATTTTATTTGGTTTCCATTCTTCTTTATTAACTTTTTTACCACCTCGATCTGGCATTGTTTGAAATATCGTAATATAACTTCCATCATAAGGTCTAAGTTTTTCTTTCCACCAATCTGGATCTTTGATAGTATAATGTGCATTTTTTCCATTAGTTAAAACTTGTGTAGCAGGATAACAAGTAATTGTTAAAAATACTTTATTACCATAACTAAATATATCTTTTAATACTTCTTCGACTTTATCTTCTTGCACGTGTTCCATTACATCAATACATAAAACTAATTCATATTGACCAGTTGGTTTATTTGAAAATTGTGGAACCGCAGGATCGTATGAAGTTATATTTATACCCATTGGTGATCCTGGAAGCTTTCTGTTATTAAATAAAATAGGATGAAATTTTGCTTTACCACAACCATAATCTAATATGGTTGTGATATTATTCTCTTTTATTAAATTAAAAATTTGATGTTTATATTCTGCTAATGCTTCACCAATCCAATTGTTTTGGTTTACAGCATGAAATTTAGTTGCTTCTTCTAATGACTCATACATAATTTTTCTCTTTATATTCTTTATAATGCTTATAACATAATTCAGTGAATTTAGTCAATTCCAAAACTTCTTTAAAGGTATCAACTTTATAAGCATCAATACCATCATAACCCATTTCTTTTGCTACTTTAAATCTATAGTGACCACAATGTATTTCATCATCTTTAAATACAGCAGGAAATAACAATCCATCTTCTTTCATGTATTTACGAACATTCTCTAAATGCTCCTGATCCCAGTCTATTTTATCTTGTAATGAGTCAAAATCTATGTATGATAGACGTTCGGGAAACCATATTATTCTCGCTTTCATTATATTCATAAGTATTATATAGTAGGTTATATGCTACAAAAA